TCCTATAAAATCTCGGTGAGTAGTTTCCTTCCCACATCATCGAGTTGAGAGAGACGGGAAATGGTGAGTCATTAAAGACCCTTAATGTGAAGTTCTTACTTCTTTGGTGGATTGGTACTGTTAGTACGTTTGATTCTTCTAATGGAACGTCATCAGCTAGATATGTATTAGCTTCTGTAGTTGGATTTAAGTTATACCATTCATCCAAGTAGATAAGTATCTCAGCGTTATTAGCTGGTGCAGATGAGAATTGAATCTTTGTATCATTAACAAAAGTAAATGCAGTAGAGGTAACATTATTAATCTTTACCTTTACTTCATCTCTATCTACATAATCAAGATCTGATGATATCCACTCAAATTGAGTAGTTGATCCGTCACCTGTAAATTCCTTCTTACTAGCAAACCTACCAACTGCATTTAGTTTGAAGCCAACTACACCTGATAAACCTACATCAAACTTGCATCTAGCTACTGTAAGGTTAGCTGTAAAGTCAGTCTGCTTACCGTCCTCAGAGAGGTTATAATAGATCTTAGGTAGTTCGACATCAAAGTCGTAAGCATAGCCCACGTAGACGTTGCTAGCGTTCGTAGAGAGGTCTTCTCCAGGTACCTTGAAGTATGTACCAGAACCATCAGTAACAGCTTCTGGAGTAATAGTAAATCCTGAATTATTAAACGTACCAGCTGCTGTTGTACCAGAAACGATCATTACATTCTTTTGATCAGTTAGATTAGCAAAAGGTAGATAGCACTTTGAAAAGTTATTAGTTGAGTCATATACAACAGAACTAGCCTGTGCATATAAATCTATACAAGGGTTAATCTTCTGACCCTGTGCATTGGTTATGATAGATACTTCTGGACTCTGAGTTAAGTTAGCCTTTTCTAAGGTATATCTTGCAGATGCACCTGTACCTTGTTTGGTAACACAGTACATATCATCCTCATCAATAGACATTGACTGAATAGTTCCAGGTAGTGTCCATTTGAACCAAGACTCCATAAGTAGTTCTTTACCATCTGTATAAGTCTTATAGAAATAGATGGTATTACTACTTTGACTTGACATAGCTATGAACTCATTCTGAATACTAGCTATTAATGTATCTACATCAGATGTAATCCACTCATTAACAATCCTTCCAATATCTAAGATCTGTGGACTTTCACCAAGACCTTTAGTCTGCATAGCAAAGACCCTAGTAAAGTTAGGAGTCTTACTGATGAAGTTAAAGTGAGTACCAACATCAATTGGATCAACCTCATCACTCATCTCCATGTTAGAGATTGGTCTTATCTTTGTAGATTGAGGTGTTAAAGGTCCGTCATCTGCATAGATTAGGAATTGTTGGTTCTTTGAAAATAGAACTAAACCCTGTCTAGCAGGTTTAATTGCATGTAGTTTAGTAGCTCTAACAGAAGCACAGTTAACATCTATAGGGTCAGCCATTGTATGTGTTCTAGCTGATGTTGCATAGAACTCATAAGGTTCTTTAGCTCTACTAAGGATGACGTTATCTTCTGACAAGAAACCAAGTCTATCGTCATGAAAGAAAGCTTTCTTTATAGTTTTACCTACAAAACTAGGCTGAGCGTTTGTTGTATCATCTCCTACTAGTCTGTCACCCCAAGTCAAAGGTTCAAATACAAAGGTAGTAGCACCTGTATTCCTTAGCCTATAAGGCATTGTAGTGGCTGTTAATCCTGGAGATATATTATTAGCTACTGTTTCTTTCCAATAACCTTCACCACCTGTTGAGGTGTTGTTAGCTACAAACTTTGCATAATAATTATCTTCGTCATATAGACGTGAATTTAAAATAGTTACATGTTGATTATGAAATGAATTAGATGGTAGCCATGATTCATTATCAGCCCAATCTTGGTAAACTGTTATACGTTTGTTATCATTACCACCTTTAGCTTCTAAAGTAAATGGTGTTCTAGTTCCACTGACTACATAATCTAACTGTAGAGATGTACCATACTTAGTACATGTCATACCAGTTATACTTTTTGCATCTATTGCAGCTTTGATTCCAGTTAATACATCATCAAAATCGACAGTACCACCTGATGTGTAATTACATACTTGGATAGCACTTTTCTCAGCAAGTATAGCTGTACCACCTAACTTAACTTCAAAATCAGTACTCTGTATTGAAGCCTCAAGGACTCCTAGTGTGCTTAGTAGAACTGTACCTCTACTCTGTGCTACAAAACCTGTAGTAGCAGCTTGTGCGGTTACAGTAACTAAATCGTTTGTAATGATGGTTGTATCTTGTACTGATAATACGTCGTAGTTAGTATTACTTGTTCCTGTTAGGTAGGTATGTGCAGATCCATTAGTAACTGTACATGCAACTCCTGTATCAGCATTCCATATATTGATACTGCCATTAGTACCGCCTACTTTAGGTGTAATACATCCTATATATCTAGTAGCACTTCTATTGATATAAAACCATTTAGCACCATCTAAGTCAGTTTGATCAAATTCTGTACCACCTGTATTTGTAAGTGTTTTAATAAATTTAAACCCTGGTCTTTTAGTTAAACCTAATGTCACATCAGGGAACCCATTAATACATTCTCTTACCTGACCTGGAAGTTTCTTACTATCTGTTTGTTTTGATACTCCACTTAAGTAGTTGGAGATCCTTTGTGTTACTGCTGCCATTATCTCTTAAGTGCATGATAAGGTTCATAACTGACGTAAGGTGTGGCTCCATCAGGTTGTCCAAAGAATGAATAATCACCTTGGTTTGTTTCGTATTCAAGAGCCATAGCTCTGGTATATGCCTCTTTTTGTTGAAGCATTTGATATTGAGTTTGATCTCCTACTATCCGACTAGATGTAGTGGTAGCAGCTCTAGCTGTAATGTAGTCCTGTATAGGTGTTGGTAGATCTACCCAATCAAATAGCCAAAGAATATCGCATTCAACAACACCATTAGTCCATTGATCTGTATGGTGTTGCTTGTCATATAGTTTGCCATTTCTTCTGATTACCTGCTTATCACCTACTGAACCGTTGTTAGTAAGATCTATTTGTAATACATTATTTGGTATGAGAATCTCATTGTTAGAGTCAGGTGTCATCTCATAATGTGCTTCCTTGTTAAAGGTCCAGCCTTCACTTTGAACCTCTCTAGATATCTCTAGAAGGGTTGTATATGCAATCGCAACGTCTGGGTTGGTTTCATCCAAAGTGGTGACAGGTGCCTGACCACAAGCCATCAGTATTTGATTTATAGCGGGTAATTCTGTAGCAGCATTAGTGGTAGGAAAAGCCATAATTAAGTTATATAAATAAAAAAAAGGGAGCCGTAATGACTCCCTTAAGTAGTTAGAATGCAGCGTTACCTGTAGAACCTGTTGCAGCACCTGCAATAAGTTCAACACATGCGGCTGGATTCACGTAGTCAGCACCACAAGCTAAGCGTCCAAGAATCACGTCACCCTGATAAATCACGGATACGTCTCCCTTAGTTACTTGTACTTGAGGACCAATTGCTTCGACAATACCAGCAGATTCTCTCTGTCCGATAATGCCACATGAGTTAGC